AATAAAAGCGACTGTTTCTGTTCCTACACGGATTTCATAATGTGTTGAAATTATTTCTCCTATTTGAGGCATTTTTACAACTTTTACATTTTTATAACCTTCATCATTTAAACGTTCTTTTACAATTGTTGCGGTTTTGAATGCGTCTTCTGACAAAACATCAAAATCTGGATAATCTTCTATTTTTCTGTAGTCTTTTTTCGGCATATATTTACTATATAAATTGACAGCATATCCGCCGAAGAATACTACTCCTTGTGATATTAAAGTTGATTTTACTATATTATTAATTTCATCTTCATTTTTCTCATTTTCAAATGACCTCTGAAAATCAACCTGATTACATTTATCTCCTTTTAATGGATAATGTTTATTTAATAATAATAAACGCTTCAAAACTTTCTCCCATCTAGTCGTATCACCTGCAGGTCTAGATAATTCTAAGTACATAGACATTCTTAATAAATTCGGAGGAGCATAAAGAATTCCATCAACTTTTACAGACTCTCTTTTTACAGTATTAAATAATTTCTTTTCTAAAAGTGTAATGTCAGCTACTGGTATAAAATCAACAAATACTTTATATGTACCGTAATGTTGGCCTGCCTTTGCTTCTACTTCTTCATATCCGTGCTGGTAATATATGTCAGCTAATTCCTTAGCATCATCTACTGGCTTTGAACTAAAAAAATCATAATCAGGTATTTCAATATCTTTATTGTAGAATTGTTCTTGTAGAGGTAATAAATTGTTTATTGCCGTGCCTCCATAACAAATTAGTTTCTTTTTTCTAATAAAGTTTTCAACTATTTCTATCATCTTTTTAATTTCAGGTGAATTAACAATTTTTTTACCTGCTTTTTCTTGTGCAAGGTCTACCGCATCACGCAAAATTGCTAATTCTTTTTCTTCATTTGTTAAATATACTCGGCAATCTTTCATTTTGTTATATTATATAATTATAAATTTTATTTTTTATTTTTAATTATACAATTTAATATTTATTACTGATTATTAATTTTTACATTAAATTTACATATCAAATTTATAGAAATCAGAACTAATATTTCTCTCTTGATATGAGTATTCTGGATTAGGGGGAGGAGGTTCAGGAATTGTAATAGGAATAAATCTTAAAGCCTCTGGTTTCAACGCAAAAGCAGAACCTGCTCTGTCAAAAAAGAGAGAATAATATTCCATATTATTATCAAATGATTGAAATGACATGCCAACCATCTGGCAACCATAATTCATAACTAAAGCAGCCGAAGGATTTACTGATTTATCAGATAAATCTGGACGCACAATACTCATATTTTTTTTATTAAATTCTATAAGTTCTGTTGTGTCTTGGACATTTTTCGCTTGACTATAAGTATAAGTTCTTAAAAAAACTGAGCCTGATGCAATATTGACATATTCATCTAATCGTGTTTGTTCAAACAAAGGATTCGTTCGGTCAACCATAATAATTACTTTTCCCATTAAATCTTTTAATGCTACAGTTCCTAAATTATTCCCTTGATTTTCATAGCTATATTCTTTTCCTAATATTCTATTTTCTAATTTGTTATATATTTCGTCTGCCATTATTTCATATATTTTTTGATTATTGCTCATAATTCTAAAATTTAATAAAAGTGGATCCCCTGGATTTGGACTAGTTCCTCCAGAAAAAGCATAGTCAGAAATAATTTCTAATGCGTCTCCGAAATCTACACTATTATATGTTCCTTTTGTATAATAATTATCAACTGCAGAAGCAGCTATAACTGGTCTATCATTTAAAGAATAAATTTCAAAATCTAAACAACGAGCGCCTTGTTTAATTGCTGATTTAAGAGCACAAATATTTACAAAATCATTTTTTATCTCACCTGGTAAACATGCATTAAATGCAGTTTTTATATAATAATCTCTTAAATTATGACTAAATATTTCTTGTGAAGGATCTATTGTTGAGACTTTTGCAAAATCAGGATATAATTTTGAAAGTGTATCACAATTTTCATTATTTTGGCGTGTTTTTTTATATAACCAAATGCCTACAAAAAATATAATAAGAAATACCAATATGTAAATAACGATTCTTACCGTTTTTAAGTTCTTTTCTAAAATTTCTTCCATAGATGCCATACTTATATTATTATATTATTTTTTATAATATAATATTATTTCATTATTCCAATAAATCATTCTTTATATAAATATTTTTACAAATGTTTTTAATTACTTTATCTTCTTTGTTTTCAATACTATCGGTGGTTGCTTTTATTAATTCCATGTAGTCTTCTTTGTCTTTTTGGTTTTGCATAAGGTTAGGTTTTGATTCCTTAAACAACCTAATATTTTTAATTTGCAAATAAGATACCTTCTTAATTGCATCTTTTGTCTGTGTTTTGTTTTCGTCTTTTTCCCATTGTTCATTTTTAATATATATTGTTTCTCTCTTTACATCCGTACAGTGAATCGGTCGTTGATTTAACGGAAGTTTATTTAAATTTTCAATAAATATGTTAGAAATGCCTTCTGCAATTCCTTTCTTTTTAGTGTAAAAAAGGTTTGTTAGAGAGATATTCATTTTATTAATAAATTCATCCATAGTAATTGCTTCTTTACATTGTTCGTTTAAGAAAAAGTTTAAATTAAAATTATTATTAATAGTGTTGTTATTATTATTTCCGACTTTTGGTATAAGTTCACCGATATGTTTATTTTGTTCAATGATAATATTTTTCATTTCACTGTTTTCTTGTAGCATTTTAATAAACATATCTTTATAATTAATATCATCGGTTACATCATTTAATTTTATTTTATTATGTTCTATATTCATGCATTTTTTTCTGTGAGCATATAGGTTTTGACGATGTTTGTATCTTTTTCCGCAAAAGCACTCGTATACTTTAAAACCTTCGGATTTTTGGGGATTTTTGGGGATTTTTGGTATTAAAATGGTATTATTTTCCTCGGTTTTATGTTTATCGGTTGACAAGTGTTTGTTGAAATCTTTTTTGTTAGACGTATTATAGTCACATGTTTGACATAAAAATATTTTGGGGATTTTTTGGGACATCGATGGTATTATATGGTATTATACTTAATGATAACATATTTCTCTCTAAATATTTTTCGCTGTTTTTTAAAAAAAGTAGTTGGTCACAAATTGTTTTTCTAAAAATGAAAATGAGAGCATTCTCGTCACAAGTGGTTTTTCGTCATTTTTCGGTTTTTCAAAAATCCAAAAGTCTTTGGCCGAACGAAAAATGGACAAAAAAAAATGTCCATTTTTGAAATGGCCAAAAACTTTTCCGAAAATGAAAAAACTGGAAAAATTCTTTAAGTCCTCAAAATAAATAATATATTAATTCATATTTAAAGAAAATAAGAGAGAAATAAAAATTAAAATAAAAATTAAAATAAAAATTAAAATAAAAATTATAATTAGTATTTCAAAATAGTTAAATAATATTATTATAATATATATTATGCCAGGTGGTTTATTGAATATAGTAGCATATGGACAACAAAATATAATATTAAATGGAAACCCATCAAAGACATTTTTTAAATGTGTTTATGTTAAATATACAAACTTCGGATTACAAAAATTTAGAATAGATTTTAATGGTCAACGAACATTGAGATTAACAGAAGATTCTAAATTTACATTTAAAGTTCCTAGATATGCAGATCTATTAATGGACACATATTTGGTTATCAATTTACCAACCATATGGAGTCCTATATATCCGCCACAAGTTTGCAAAGATGAATGGATTGAGTATGGATTTAAATGGATTAAAAACTTAGGAACACAGATGATAAGAGAGATTCACATGTCAATTGGAGGACAAACAATTGCTAAGTTTTCTGGTCAATATCTTTATAATTTAGTAGAGAGAGATTTTAGTGATGTTAAAAAACAACTATACTATAAAATGACTGGAAATGTTCCAGAATTAAATGACCCCGGAAATACTAATGGAAATATTAATATGTATCCAAATGCTTATTATACACCAACATCTAAAGGTCCTGAACCTTCAATTAGAT